TTAGAGCCGCTGTGAGTCGTAGTGATAAATCCCGTAGTAGAACTTTTCCTCTGCAAACGGGGAAAAACTATACAACCACAGGGAGCGTTACGATTTATCCAGATGGCCGAATTGTGCAGATTTTCCACTTAAAAAATATTAAAGCGGCGTGGTTTGATTATGAGGCAAGTGCGGTAGGAGATAGGCATAGAGTTGTCAATATCCCTCTTTGGACTGCGATGCCAAATAAAATTTTTGATGTCGATGTTAAAACTGTTCGCCCCTCAAATAATGCCTCAACTTACTACATAGAAGCGGCTGAATGGCTGAGTGCGTGGCAGATTTACGGTAATGACACGAACAAATCAAGTGTCAATATTAATCTATCTCGATTCAGAGGTGGAAAGGATGAAGATATGGACTTGTATGTAACAGTTGAGGGATATTAAATGGCATATTTTGTGAATGTGATTGATGAGCAAGGCAATTATGAGCTAATTGATGATGAGTTTATTGGGCTGTATCCGGATTTGGATTTTAACACATTACCCAAACTCACGGATAAGCAATATCAGCCCTACCTTGCCAAAGCAAACGGCAAAGAGCGATTTGTAAATGGCGAATTTGTGTATGAGCAAATTAAGGTGGATATGCAAGCGGTCATTTCCGCTGAAAAATCTGCAAAGTTAGCAGAGATTAACCAAAAAGCACAAGCCTTTATCAATGATTTAGCCAAATACAACGAAACGCCCTCATTTGAGCGTGATACTTGGCTTGAGCAAGCGAAAGAGGCAAAAGCGTGGGTGGCTGACCCAACCGTACAAACGCCAACCCTTGAGTTAATTGCGCAAATGCGAGGCATACCGCTCGACACGCTACGCCAAAAAGCCTACGAAAAAGCGATGGCGTATCAAACGGTGGCTGCTATTGTAGCAGGGCAACGGCAAGGATACGAAGACCGCCTAGAGCAAGCGGAAACCTTAGAGCAGATTCAGGCGATTGAGCCGATGTATCAGTTACCGCAAGGAGGGATAGATGACAATCATTAAACTCACTAAATACGGCAGCTGTGATGCGGTGCTTGTTAATACAGATAGTATTGTATCTGTGCAAAAAGAAAGTAATGGTTCAGTTATTCGGACAGTCAATGAGCAAATTTCGGTATTAGAGACAGTTACGCAAGTTTGGGATTTAATTCAAGAAGGAGTCGTAAATGAATAAATTCAGATCGTGGTGCTACCACGTCTTAATCGCCACCGACCAATTCTTCAACGCCATCACCGGCGGAGCAGCGGACGAAACATTTTCTAGCCGTTGCTACCGTGGTGCAGTGCTTGCGGAAAAACCAAAGAAAAGATGGCGTTTTTGGTATGCGTTTGTGAATGGCTTGTTTTTTGACAAAAACCATTGCAAAACAGCGTATGAAAGTGAAGTAAAAAGAAAACAGTATCCTCCCGAGTTTACCGAAATCACTTAATCCTGTTAAACCACATTTCACAGCCCGAACCGCTCGCAACCCGAGCGGTTATTTTTTAAAGTCTCACCTGTTATTTAACCCTTCCCAACACAAGGATAACTATGTCAATTTTAGATACCTATCTACACGGCGTTGAGGTGGTTGAGGTCAATGCCGGTGGGGTAACCATTTCCACCGCTGCAACCTCTGTCATTGGGGTGGTCTGCACCGGAGACCAAGCCGATGCAGAAACCTTTCCACTCAACACGCCCGTTTTAATTACTAGCCCGTTAAATTACCTTGAAAAAGCAGGTAGCACCGGCACGTTACGCCGCACACTGAATTCGATTGGCTCAATCGTTAAAACGCCAACGGTGATCGTGCGAGTTGCCGAGTCGGACGATAGCGACACCTTAACCGCAAATATTGTCGGCACGCAGGAAAACGGCAAATTTACCGGTATTAAGGCGTTATTAACCGCACAATCGACCGTGTTTGTTAAGCCAAAATTGCTTTGCGTGCCACAGCACGATAATCAAGCCGTTGCCACCGAACTATTAAGCGTGGCGAAAAAGCTGAATGCCTTTGCGTTTATTTCAGACAACGGTGCAACCACCAAAGAACAAGCCTATGCTTATCGCCAAAATTTCTCCCAGCGTGAAGGTATGATGATTTTTGGTGACTGGCAATCGTATAACACCGACAAAAAAGCCTATGATACCGATTATGCAGTGGCCCGAGCTTGTGCGTTGCAAGCCTATATCGACAAAACTGTCGGCTGGCATAAAAACATCTCAAACGTAGAGCTAGACGGTGTAACCGGTATCACTAAACCGGTAGAGTTTGATATTAACGAGAGCTCAACCGAGGCAAACTACCTGAACGAAAAAGGCATTACCATTTGCTTAAACCATAACGGTTTCCGCTATTGGGGTTCCCGCACTCTTGCCACCGATACCCGCTGGGCGTTCCAGCAGTCTGTGCGAACAGCTCAAATCATTAAAGAGACCATTGGTGCAGGCTTAACTTGGGCGGTGGATATGCCACTCACACCGCTACGAGTAAAAACAATGCTTGAGGCGATTAACAACAAGCTCCGCTCTTGGGCATCTGGTGATGACCCTCGCATTTTAGGTGCTCGTGTGTGGGTAGCTGAAGAGATCACCGCAGATATTATCAAATCAGGCAAATTTGTTATTAAATACGATTACCATTGGATTCTGTCCCTCGAAAGCCTAGGCTTAGAGCAACGGGTCAATGATGAATATGTAGTGGATTTAGTCAATACACTTAAAGCGTTATAGAGGTAAAAATGGGATTACCGGCAAAACTTAAGAATTTTAATTTTTCGGTGGACGGCACAAGCTATTTGGGCGAAACCAATGAAGTGACACAGCCGAAACTGGCTATGCAACTTGAAGACTACCGTGCAGGCGGAATGATTGCCCCTGTGGGTATCAATATGGGTTTAGAAAAACTGGAGCTTGAATTTAAAACGGGCGGACACGAAGACGATTTAATCAAGTTATTCGGTGGGACAATCAGTGGTAATGCGTTCCGTTTCAACGGTGCATACCAACACGATGATGACGATTCAGTCGATGCGGTGGAGTTAGTCTGCCGTGGGCGAATCGCTGAAATTGACGAAGGCTCAAGCAAAGCCGGTAATGATACCGAGCATAGCTATAAAGCCTCGCTAACCTATTACAAAAAAACGGTGAACGGTGTCGATATTATCGAAATCGACACCCTCAACCAAATTTACATTGTCGATGGCAAAGACCGCTTAGCGGAAATTCGCAAGGCGATGGGTTTATAGATTTTCCCCTAAATTTTCCCCAAAAGCCCCTTCCCCTTTTTCCAAGGGGCTTTTAACGATAAATAATTAAGGATTAAACAATGAAAAAAGTAACATTAAAACAAGGCATTTTGCGTGGTGAAAAACGTATTACCGAGATTGAGGTGCGTAAACCATTAACCAAACAACTGCGTGGCACAAATCTTACCTCATTAATGCAGTTAAGCGTTGATGAGTGGTGTATTGTGTTGCCTCGCATTACCATGCCAAAATTAGACAAAGCCGATTTTGCCACAATGTCGGCAGCAGATTTACTTAAACTTTCCGGCAAAGCCCTAGATTTAATGAGCGAAGACTTCGATGAGGCAGACGAAGAGGACAGCGAAGAACAGGGAAAGGGCGAGATTTTAGCCTAATTCCACAGTTTGTTGATGACGCTATTGCTGATATTGCTACCGTGTTTCATTGGACACCCAATGCCTTTGATGAAATGACGATTGTCGAACTCGGGCAATGGCGAGAAAAAGCCCGCTTACGAAGTGGGGTAGAAAGTTAAAACAAGCGGTCGTGTTTCGCAAAAAATTTGCAAAATTCGACCGCTTTTAGAAAGGTGTTTATGATGATCTTATTTTTAATTTGGCTCGCTGATTTTATTGGGAAAGTTCACGTTATCATTAACGTATTTTTCTTGCTTGCGATTATTTTATGTATTGTTGGAGGTATAACCTTTTGTGCTAACTCCAGTGAGTACGATAAGGCAGAAATAAAATGGCATAATTGGGGGAAAACAAAAGTTTATCTTGCCATTAAAGTAGCGATTGCATCTGCGATTATTGGAGCGATTATCCCTTCAAAAAATACCTATTATGCAATGGTGGGAGTATATGTCGGGCAAGAGATCATCGCTAATCCGACCTCGCAAAGATTATTTGATAAATCTATTCAAGCCATTGAGTTAAAACTTGATGAAGTGATTAATTCAGACTTAAAAAAAGATAAGTAATGCTCCAACAATTCGCAATGATGTCGCTAGGCTATTTTGTGTTTATGCGATCGACAATCCCTTATCAAGACACCAGTCGAGAGATGAACTGGTCGCACGTTCAAAATGATGTGGTTGGGGCAATGCCTAAAAATCAATTTACCGGCAAGGCGGGTGAAACCTTTGAGATTTCGGGCGAGCTACGCCCTGAAATCACAGGGGGCAAGCTCTCCATTCTTGCCCTTGAGATGATGGCAGAGCAAGGTACGGCTTATCCGTTGATTAGCGGGTCGGATTTTATGATTCTAGGTTGGTTTGTCATTGAGCGTATCAGCGTGCAGTCCACCACCTTTTTTGCAGACGGCACACCGAGAGCGATTAGCTTCTCAATGACACTAAAGCGAGTTGATGATAGCTTACTAACTAACATTGTCGATGAAATAACAGGGTTTGTTGATGGACTTATTAGCTAAATTAACCAACCACAACCACCGCACACCGACTGTTTCGGTGACGGTTCGCCCAAAGCCAAGCAAAGGCAATGAGGGCGAAAAAGCCAAAGATATTTCCAGCCTGATTACTCATCGCTTAATTCAACTTACCTTAACCGATAACCGAGGCTTTGAGGCAGACCAGTTGGATTTAGAGCTGGACGACACCGATGGTTTACTTGCTTTGCCAAGTCGAGGAGCGATTTTATCGGTCGGGTTAGGCTGGCAAGATAGCCCCTTGACTTATAAAGGCGAATACACGGTGGACGAGCTAACTCACGACGGCCCGCCGGATAAAGTCACGATTCGGGCGAGAAGTGCTGACTTGCGAGGCACGCTGACCAATCGCCACGAGCGGAGCTTTCACCGCACGACTATTGGTAAAATTGTGAAACAGATCGCCGAAGAGAACAAACTCAAGCCGATAGTGGGCAAGGAGTTTGAAAACGAGGAGGTGAAACACATTGACCAAACCAACGAAAGCTCGATTAATCTCTTGCAACGCCTCGCAGAACAATTCGATGCCATTGCTACCGTGAAAAACGGCAATTTGATTTTCATTAAAGCCGGAAACGCCACAACCGCAAGCGGTAAACCGTTACCCCTGTTTCGTATTACCCGCAGTTCGGGGGATTCCCATAGCTTTTCGATTGCCGAGGGGGATAACTACAAAGCGGTTAAAGCCTATTGGCACAACACGCAAACCGGCAAGCGAGGCGAGGTGACGTGGGACGAAAACAGCCAAGTTAAAAAAGTGACTAAGCCCACAATGCGGAAAAAGACCAAAGTAAAACGTGGAGCAGACGGCAAGCCAATAAAAGGCAAAGACGGCAAAAGCATTAAAGAGACCGTCTTTGTAAAAGGCAAAGGCAGACAAGTTAATGCGGTGGTGCAAAGCAAACCGATTGAAAGCGACAGTGAGGCAATTAAAACCCTACCTCATACCTATATTAGCCAGCAATCAGCGATTAATGCGTGTAAAAACCATTTTGCAAAACTGGAGAGAGGGGTGGCAACTTTTAGCCTAACTCTTGCAGAGGGTAATGCCGATCTTATCCCCGAATTACCGGTTCAGGTTTCGGGCTTTAAGGCGGAGATTGATAGCAACGAGTGGATAATTTCACAGGTTACGCACAGCTTAAATAAAGGTGGTGGGTTTACGACAGCGTTGGAGATGGAGTTGAAGCCGAAGTCTGAAGACTAACGCTATTTTTATAAAATTACTATAAAAAGCCTTGCATCTCTGATCTTGAACAAGTAATATTAATCAAAGTTACATATTTATTTACATAAAACACAAAGAATCATAGGGGCGGCTACTTTGTGTGATTCCGCCCAGTGGGGAAATTGGGCGTTGTTTTACACATATAAGTCCTTGAGGACACTCACCGTGCAGGCTGGAAGGTCTGCTCTTTCTTTTTTAATAGTGGGTATTTAAGTTTTGTTTCTCTCGTTCTTACTATTCTAGGTCCTTTTGTAGGGTCGTAAAAATACCAAATATTAAATTTCTTTTCCTCCTGTAAAGTATCATAAGTTAATTTATCCCAACCTAGGTGCAAAGCAATCCATTTTGTTAGTTCTTTTTTACGTTCCGATGTAATATCATTTTGATAGCTACTTAATATTGCTCCTAATAATAAATCGCATAGTTGAACGCCAGATGATTTACGAGAATCTACTTCGTTTAATGCTAGAATAGCATTTGCTACGGCAGTCTTTTTACGAATTATATTATTAGCGATAACGTGCATTGCCTCATCAGCTTTATTGTATTTAAAAGGTAGATCATCAACAGATAAAACAAACCTATTTATTCTGTTTTTATATAAGGATTGTTCAATTTTGTTGCAAATCAATAAATTAAAATGCTTCTGTTTTGCCATTTCATAATCACCGTTATGAAAAGCTTTATTTACAATAGCTTGTTGAACTACAATACAGTTAAAAAATAAATAATCAGCCTGAAAGAAAAAACTAACCAATTCACGATAAAATTCACTAAAGCGTTTAGAATTTGTACCTTGCCATTTTATTTCATCAGTGCAATAGTGCTTTTCTCGTAATTTCTGTATTTCTTTTTCAAATAAGCTAATTTTATCTTCTCTTATCCATAATGCACCGAAAGCATAAAAAGGCTTACCGCTTATACCGGATTCATCGCAAAATAAGTGCCAAATTGAGTGCTTATTCATCATTACCCCTTTTAATCAGGCACAACGCCTGTCTCTAATTTGAAGTTTTTTTAGATTTTGATTTATCCGATTTTTTGTCATCTTTTTTCTCGGATTTCCCTTTCTTGCCACAAACATTTTCGCAAGGTATGCCGTCGTTATCCCTGTCTAAGCGATCTGCATCGCATTTTTCTAAATAGAACTTTGCTTGCTCGCAAGATTGCATTTCTTTGCAGTAAGGGATAGGGTCATTGCAGCTATAAGCCAAAGCCATAGGCGAAATAACAAATAAAATCGAGAGGACTAATTTTTTCATTATGAACCCCATTATAAAATATAGTATTAACTGTGTAGTAAAAAGGTTTCTTCATTAATGATTAAATACAAAGAGACAGAATAATCTGTCCCTTATGTATTAATGACATTTAGCTTTGCCAAGATCAACCCAATCACCTGTTTGGACTAGTTTTTTTATATCGATTACGCTAACCAACACACCTTTACCTTTAAATCCGTGGTCGTATAAAACTTGGCAAACATATTCGGCGTAGCCATCTCTTTTCGTGCCGTCATCAAAAACTCCAACCTTAAAGATAAATGGTGCAGTCCAAGTCGCATCTTTTACCTTTGGCTCTTCATCACTGATAAAAATTTGCTTTACTTTATTACGAGCAAGTTCGAGGCTATCGGCTTGTACAGGCAATGCAAATAGTGATAGTGCAAGTAGTGTAAGTGCTTTTTTCATATCGGTTTCCCCTATTGATTTGATGTTTAATTCTTCTATGTAATTGTTAGTTTTTAGTTTAGATGATGTTGGTATAAACATCTATTGAGAAGTCAAACCTAATCCGGCACAACGCCAGTTTCTAACATATATAAAAATTCTTCATCGTTGATGATTTTAATACCTAACTTTTCAGCTTTTGCTAGTTTTGCTGGTCCAACAGTTTTCGACTCTTTATCGAAAATTAAAAAATCAACTGCACCAGTTACGTTTTGTACCACTCTCAAATCATTATCTACTGCTAGTTGAATTAATTCATTTTTTCTAGCTTGCTTAAATCCAGTAAAACACAAACCGATTTTATAGATCGGTGTTATTTTTTCTTTTCGTTGCTGGTTCAGAAGAGAATCAAATAGATAAAACACATCTTGAGGAATATTTTTGGCATAATTTTCGGCAAGAGCTAAATCATCAAATTGTTTAATAATGCGATCAGCTCTTAATGTGATAACTCTATTTTTCTGAATACAGTAACCTTTGAAGTAAAGGTCATCAATATTCAAATTAGAAATCGAATAAACACCAATTTGTTTATGTGATGTAATATAGACAAGATGAGTTAGATTTTGATGTTCCATCACCTAAACCCTCCTAATATGCCCTTGCATAAATTCCACTTTACCGTGAATTTGTAATTTATGCTCATTTTCTGATGTGATTCTCCACTCTTTATAAAGCGGATTGTCGGAAATGACTAACAATTCATCACCGGCGAACTGCAAGCGTTTTACATATAAGTTTTCGCCATAGCTGAAAACATAGACACCATCGCCTTGATAAGCGGATTTAGTGGTATCTACGAACAGCAAATCACCGTTACCGATAGTTGGCTCCATTGAGTCGCCATCTACATTAATAATTGATAAGCCTTTGGCATTTGCACGCTGAAAGACTTGTGCAAAATAGGCATTTTCAAACTCTACTGCGTGCGTGTAAGCGGTTAAGTCTCCCGTGACAAAACTACCATTGCCGGCAGAGGCATATACATCTAACACCTCAAGTCGAAGCATTGAGCTTTCCTCTTCATAAGCGGTCGGATTTTTTCCGATTTTCGCAAAATCTGGTGCTTCACCTTTGCCGGTTTTGAGCCAATTTACATCGACATCTAAGGCATCTGCTATCTCTACAATATTCTTAGGTGAGCGAGTTTCTCCATTTACGATTTTTGCTATAGCAGGTTGCGTAACTCCTACCATTTTTGCAAATTCGTTCATAGATAAGTTTTTTTGAGCTAGTAAGCCACTAAGACGGCTGGATAAATCAGACATAACATCTCCTTGTTGAAAATATTAATACTTTAGTTTTAATAAATCATTAAAATAATAGTTGCAATTTTAAAACTCAAGTATTAATATAATTGAAACTAAAGTAACAAGGTGAGCGTATGAGTAAGAGTATTAAGAGGGCAGTATCCATACTAGGCGGTCAAAGTAACCTTGCGAGAGCTTGTGGTGTTACTCAAGGTGCTGTTCAGAAATGGCTAAACGGAGGCGGAATTTCCGCTGAATATCTACTAAAAATCGAAGCTGCCACAAACGGGCAGGTAACAATTCGTGAAATTTGTGAGGAGTTGGGAAATGCAACAGCAAAATAAAAGCCCTGAACAGGCAGGGCTAGCGAGTGGGAAATTTACTGTAAGACGTAATCAAGACGGTAAATGGCGTTTAGATTTGACCTTGTTGGATTTTGGTATTAGTTCGCCAGAAACGACTCAAGCTCGTTGCAAATTGCTTCAAGAGCTTCAGCTTGCTCTTCTTCAAGGTCAAGGTCATTTAAATACTGTCGGCGTGAACGTTCGAAAAGCCGGTCCAGTCGTTTGCGTTGGTAGTCTGTTAAGCGACCTTCTAAATCATCAAGAATAATGTTTTTGGCGTTTAGTTGATGGCGTAAGTTTTCAACTTCAACAGTCAGTTCAATAATTTGATCTTCAGTATTCATAAAATTTCCTTTTGGAGGGTTAAATAATATGTAAAAAATAATCAAAAAATAATCGCTTGTCTATGGGGATAGATAAGCCGAAATCAACGTAAAGAATGTGAATAGAGCCTTGGGGAAGGCGTAGGGGAAATAATGAATTTAGACCACACCTGTACAAATTGCAAAAGTAAAAATTTACGGGTTCGTACATCTGAAAAAATCGGTTTGCTGACTATTCAGGCTGTTACTTATTGTAATAACTGCGGCACAGAGCAACTTGTGCAAAGTCAAATTATCCGTGTTCGCACACCGATTTATAAAGAGCGACCGGAAGCAATGCGTATCAATAAATGCTTGATGGAAGCCGATTTGAACACGCCGGATTTGTTCGATGGCGTTGTGGCAGACCAACCTAAGCAAGACTAATCCCAGTTTTTAACCAATCGTAAAAGTAAGCCTTATTTGCATAGGGCGAGATTTTTGCACCCTAAATTCAGGAGATTGAACAATGAGTAAGCAATTACATTATCGACACAAATCACGCTGGCACAGACTTAACCGCCTTAAGAAGATGAATAAACGCCGCCTTAATTTATTTCTGCAAGAAAAGCGGGTGGCGAATTTAGAAAGCCGGTTAGCCGATGAAGTAGAGCTGGCAAAGCTGAACAGTGAGCAGATTGGCGATTTACTGCAAGCATTGGAGTTAAAAGTGAATCGGTTGATTCGCCAAAATGAAAAGCTGAAAGCCCGTGTGATTAAGCTGGAAAAAGTCAAACAGACCCAAAAGCAAGGTTTGTTTGCAATGTTTAAAAAGGTGTTGGGTAGCAAAGGGAATCCTTAGGGGTTGGTATGAGTTTGGTGGCAATGTTTCAAAAGCAGAAAGTGAGTAATAGCAAAAAGGCGTTTAGTTGCGATCACTTCGGCTTGATGTGGAATCAGGCAAGTGAGGAGCATAAGCGGTTGTTATTGCGTGCTGCCTTTTTGCAAGAAAACCCTGAACCGAAACCGTGGGGAGCTTATAGCAGAGAAGAAAAAAGCACCTTGCATTCATTCGGGCTGTGGTTTGAAGAATTTGCCGATTTCCAACGAGTAATGAAGAACGATTCCAAATTGCGTGAAAAACGCATTAATGCACCTGATTAGGAGGGAAATATGAGCCGTAACCGTGAATTGTGTGAGTTTTTTCACAAGCTGTGGTGTAAAACCGGTAATCGCTATGCTTATCGCCAATATCAAGCGTTTTTTAAACGGTATCAGACCGAATGTTTAGTTTATTAGTTAGAGGGTAGAAGAATGTCATTAATTACTGTGAACGATTACAAAATCAAGAAAGATATTTTAGATGCAGATGGCAAGCAGTGTTATCAGTTGTATCAAGGCGAGGAGCTATTGCATGATACCACCAATTTAAGCGAAATCATCGCTTATATGTTTATTCGTGCCGAAGATAAACCGTTTGATGAGTTGTATAACCATATCATCAACCAAGAAGCAGGAGCTAAAACGGATATTAAATTTACGGTAACGGTGAGATGAGCCAGATTACTAAATCCGCCTACACCCATATTCACCCAAGCTGGCAAGCCCCGAGCTGTACAACTTACCGGATTGAGCGATATGAACTAAAACGGCGGTATGCACTGTTTGCTAACCGGCAAATAATCGTTAGCCATATTGAAAGCGATGTAATGTTGCTATGGCTGCTGAAAAATGAATTTGGCTGGGGTGGCAATATCAAACAGCCCCTTAGTCCAAAAGACCTTGAAAACCTCCGCTTGCTTGAGCAAGCATTTTGTTTAACTTATACCGGAACTTTCATTAATGAACTATCAAAATGAGATTCTATCTGCCGCTGAAGCGTTAGCAATGGGTGTTTCACTCCCACCGGTTGCCGGTGCTTCTGCTTGTGCATTAGAGCTTCATTCTGATCGTTTATATCAAGCGTTCAAACAGCCTTACACTTCAATGGTTCAGCAAGAATTATTCTCGAAAGACCCTATTCACGAACCGTTACGCCAATCTTATTTTGAGCGTTTGCCTCGTGCCTTAGCAGAGCATTTCGGCAGACAGTATAAGCAAAAGCTACATTACCAAAGCCAATACGACACAGCAGACTGGTTCAAAGCGGAAATGGCACGCAAAATGCCACGCATTGAGGCAGTTATTAGCCAGTATTGCGATGTATTCGACTTTCTGAAGCAATCCCATCAAGATTTAGATTTTTTAGCTGAATTAGATAGTAATGTTTATTTCGGTGCAGGTGTTGATACGCAACAAGCGGTACAAAAAATTAAACAAGATGCCGAAGTGAAAGGTATTCAACTGCCTATGCACCTTTGCCGTTTAGAGAATAGCTCTCGCTATTTAAAAGCTCACGGCATTCGCCCGCTTGCTTACCAAACCGAAGAACAAATCAAACAGCTTGCCTTAGGTATTGCTTATCGTGTTCGCCAAATTCAGCAAGATAACATCGAGCAGAATATGCACAAAGCGACAGATGGCGACACAGCCTATAGTGTGTTGCTTGAATGCTATCGGGCAATGATGGGAGAGGTAAATAAGCTCAAGATTGATTCGCCTTATCAGAAAAAAGCGAGAAAGAGTAGATTAACTCAAGAGGAAATTACCACAGGCTTTTTAAAAATGACCTGTGAAAAATGGTGGACTAGAAAGTTATCTAAAATTGCCGAACAGATGAAAGAGCATTTAGCTATTGCGTGCGGTATGGTGAATATGCTTTCGCCTTACTGTTCAAATGCTCGCTTGAAAGCGTTTGAGGCTCAACGCAAAGCGAATATTGATTATTTGAAATCAATGATCATTGCCAATATCGCCGAGCCGGAAGAGCAACTTTCATTATTTGAAACGTGGTTGAAGTCTGCCTCTAACCCGAAAATTAAACGCCTTGAATTACTCACTCGTATGAATGGATTTGAGCGTTATGCAGATAAGCAAGGGCACGAGGGGTGGTTTATTACCTTGACTGCTCCGTCTAAGTATCACGCAATGCTTTCAAGAACCAGTAGCGTGAACCCGAAATGGAATGGAGCAAGCCCTGCGGAAACACAGGCTTACCTTGTGAATACTTGGGCGAAAATCCGTGCCAAACTCAACCGTGAGGGCGTAATGGCTTACGGTTTTAGAGTAGCTGAACCTCACGCTGACGCTACCCCACACTGGCATTTAATTCTATTCACTCGTCCGGAAGATATGGAAAAGCTTCGCCGTGTGTTCTTGAGTTATGCCCTTGAGGTAGATGGTACAGAAGCAGGTGCGAAGAAATACCGTTGCAAATTCAAGCGTATTGAGAAAGAGAAAGGCACTGCAACGGGTTATTTAGTGAAATATGTTTCTAAAAACATTGATGGTTTTGGAATGGATGGCGAGTTTTCAGACGAGGCAAATATTCAGGCGAAAGAGAATGCCGCTCGTGTAGGAGCGTGGTCTAGCGTTTGGTGTATTCGACAGTTCCAGCAGTTAGGTAATATTCCGATCAGCTTATGGCGTGAGTTACGCCGTTTGGGGAGTGTAGAGCAAGAAGATGAAACTTTAGAGAAACTCCGTGTGATTGCAGATAGCGGTGAGTGGGACGTTTTCACCGAAGAATTAGGCGGTGCGTTGGTTAAACGTGCCGATTTAGTTGCACGTATTACTTATACCGAACGCAAAAGCGAAACCGGTGAGGCGTTATATACGATGTATCAAGAGCCATCATTAAAAGTGAGCGGCATTATTAACATTAAAAACGGTGTGCAGATTAATACACGCCCGAAAGAGTGGAGCATTCAACTTAAACCTAAAAACTGGGAGGAGCAACAATTACAGAAAAAATTAGAAAATGCAACCGAAACGGAACGAGCGGAGGCTAAACGTAAATACTACGAGAAGTTAGGGTTTAACGAAGAGGCTATCGCTTTATTAGGGGAGCTTGCTCCCCCTTGGACTTGTGTCAGTAACTGTACGGGGTCAAAAAATAATCAGATTAGTGAAGAGGCTCGAAATTGCCTAAGAAATGAACTGATTACAATGCGAGGACGGGTTACTGAACATCAAATAGACGATTTACTAAACGGCAAGCGGTTAAAAATTTGGGGAAATTCGCAAAAAACGATTTATCTCACCTATAACCGTGGGCGGTTGATTGAGCAAATTGTTGATAATTATGAATGTTTTTTGAATTAGAGGTAAACAAAATGATGAAGTATGCAAATAAAGAAATCAAACTTTCAACGATTACTATTCCAACCCCAATTAAACAATTTAATTCTCGGGATAACTATATTGTAATGAATGATGGAGAGGTTTATTCACCTTATGAAGTTTGGTATGAGCATTGGAGTGATGAGGCACTAGGTAGACTCACGGAGGAAATGATATTAAACACACTTAATGCGGAGTTTTGTGGTGAGCTTGAAACCGGCTTTGTTTTTGAATCGGAAATTGAAGCACAATTATTCGTAAGTGCGATGAAAAAGTTAGTAGAGGATAAATAATGAATTTAGTCACATTAATAGGTCGGTTGGGGCAAGACCCCGATGTAAGAGTAATGCAGAACAGCGAAAAAGTGGCTGCATTGTCGATAGCAACTACAGAAAAATGGACGGATAAGCAAACGGGCGTGAAGAAAGAAAGCACCGAATGGCATAGGGTGGTGCTTTATCGCCGATTAGCTGAAATCGCCGAATTGTATGTAAAAAAGGGGCATTTGGTATCAATTATCGGGAAAATTAAAACCCGAAAATGGACGGATAGCGGATCTCATTTCAATGATGGAACAATAGCTCAATATGATATTGTTGGAATGTGGGAAGAACCAAGACCTACAGTAACTCTCACTCTTCCTTGTCCATTAAAAGAACCGAGAAATATAAAACATCAAGAATTATTGTTATTTTGGAGAAAGAAAATGAATG